CTCCAATCATCATTCATCTCATCAAAATGTCTGTTGTCCATTTTATTTCTTCTCAGCACCTTTCATCTTAGTTATAAACATCTTATACAAACCCAACTCTCGACCATATGCTTCAATTTCCCAAGGTGCATCATAATATGCTTCTTGAACATTTTGATAACTATGATCAAAGTATGAGCCTTTATACTTTACACCACCACTAACATAGTCAAACATCTCACCGTTCAAATATTGTTTAACATGTACCAATTCATGACCAAGTCCGATTAATATCTTTTTATATTTTCTTAATGGTTCATTTACTTTTGAAATGTTTTTGGCATTCAATACAATTCTAAAATGTTTCTTTTCTTTAAACACTCCCAAGTATTGACACCATGCTTCGAGTTTCTTTAGATCATCAACATCGGCATAATGATCCAAGTCGTTCGCAGTAACAATTTCAATTTTAATGTTAACCTTGTCTAAGAGGCTCCCCTTAACAAACCTACTTATAACGAAATTAGAATAATCTCGAATAAGTTTTTTGTCTTTTTGGTCTAGATGTGGGGAAGATACAGTTATCATTTAACAATTCTTAATAAAACAGTATCTTTATTAATTCTACCATTCAATGCAACAGGCTTAGAATTGATAGTATCCATCAGCTTTCTTAACGTAACCTTACTTCCATTCAATACGTCAGTCAAAACCTTTTCAGGTTTTCTTACTGTCTTTGACACTGAAGTTTCTGTAAAGTTTAATATTGAAGAACCTTTTACATTTAATCCATCGATGTTCTTTGCAACATATAATCCAAGTTTACGAGTCTTAACGTTGAACACCCATAGATGTTCCGCGCCAATGATTAGTTCTGGATTAATGGACTGTAGTTTAAATTCAGCATGGTTCTTAAGATACTTGAGATTCTTAACAATCTTATCATGCGATAGGACTTTAGCCTTACGAGTCTTGCGTGTTTTCTTAATTGCACCTAGACGAGTCGCATCATTAATAATTGTTTCCATAACAGAGCGAATGCTCTTGATGCGTTTCTTACTCAAACCCTCATAGTATTCTTTATTCTTTTTGCTTGAGCTTTCTTCGTTAAAATTCTCTAGACGTTTTTCAAAATAATCAATAATGCCAGTGGCATGAACAGGCTTGACTTCATTCTTTTGAAACCACTCATAGGCATTAAATTCTTTTTCACCAACACCATATTCATCAAGCATGCCTTCAAGTTCACCAATGTACACATTAGTTCTGTTAGCAATTCTTTCTTGAATATTCACAACGTTGTTGATGACATTGCCTTCTTCATCAAACTCAACAGTTTCTTTTTTGGCTTCATCAACTTTAGCCTTTAGAATTCTTTGTGCCTCTGCGATCCATAATTGATTCTTTTCATCAAAAATGAATCCTCTCTTTTTCAGAGTCAACATCCATGCAAGTGTTGGATTGGCAACTCTAGAGTCACAACCCAAAATCTTCGCTGCATCTTTTGTTGTTTTGTTTCGTGCGTACCAGTTAAGTGCACGACTAATCTCTATTTCAGTTACAGGGACAACACCGCTATAACTTGGTTCTGGATCAAGCTGAACCTTGACTGCTGTCTTAGCCATTTAGTGTAACTCTTTGTGCGTGTGCTGCTGCAGATAATTGTAATACTGACTCAGGTTTGAATGAGCGCCATTGACCAACATCGAGATCAAATACACGCAAAGCATTTCCTGCTTCGGTCAACATACTTCCCTTACCACGATATTGCTCAGGTAACATGTCATCTTTTAAAGTACATCGCATTACACGCTCAGTTCCATCTACTTTTGTAAACTTAATATGAGCAACATTATTTTTCAAAAAGTTATAAAGATCATTATAATCATTAATATTCATAATCTACCTCTTTCTTGTCTTCCACTTTCCACTACTATTAGATCTACTAGATGTCACACCACTTATGCTAATAGAACTTTTAATTTGTCCATTTCTTAAGGTCTGAGTTTGTGTTATAATTCCAGTTCTTTTTCTTGATAAGATTTTTGTCGAACTGTATGGATTACCAAACGGTTTTGACTTTTTTGGTTTATATTTGTAGCCGCCATTATTGCGAATTCTACCAGGACGACCGCCACCAGTAACTTTACCTGCAACATAAAGAATACCGATACATGATATTACAAATAATATCATAATTAATGCAGTTACAATTTCTTTCCAATAAATTACAATTACAGGAAGTAATATCAAACCCAATGCTATTTTAATATTTCGTTTTGTCATTTAACATTTCACGGAAATATTGTACCGTATCATATAGCCCATTGTCAAGTATTTTTTTGGGCTTCCAATTCAATGACATAGCGAGTCCAATATCAGGTCTGCGCTGTTTAGGATCATCTTGTGGTAGCGGTTGAAATGTAATTTTAGATTTTGAGTGTGTAATTCTAATAATCTTTTGAGCCAACTCGAGCATTGTAAATTCTTGAGGATTACCAATGTTCACAGGAGTTGAAATATTAGAATTGAAAACAGCTAACATGCCTTCAATGTTATCGTCTACATAACAGAAGCTTCTTGTTTGAGAACCATCACCGTAGATTGTGATGTCTTGACCTCTTAGTGCTTGTACAATAAAATTGCTTACGACACGACCATCGTCAACAGACATATTAGGACCGTAAGTGTTAAATATGCGGATAATACGAGTATCAACATTGTGAATGCGTTTATAATCATAGAAAAGAGCTTCAGCGGCACGTTTACCCTCGTCGTAGCAAGCCCTCGGACCATAGCTGTTAACGTGTCCCACATAGTGCTCATGTTGTGGGCTAATCTCGGGATCACCATATACTTCGGAAGTAGACGCTTGGAGAATTTTACTGCCATGATTTAATGCCAATTGTAGTAAATTGTTTGTTCCCACTACACAGGTGAGGGTGGTTTGGATTGGAATGTTTTGATAATGGATTGGACTAGCTGGACAAGCAAGATTAAAAATCCCATCGAAATAATGGTCGCGGAATAAACGAACAATGCCAGTGTCGTTAATATCACGATTGACATAACTGAAATTGCTGTTTCTAAAAAACGATTCAATGTTTCTAATATTACCTGTACACAGGTTGTCAACAACTGTAACATCATTACCTTCATCCAATAATCGTTTAGTTAAATGAGATCCCAAAAAGCCAGCACCACCAGCCACGAGATAATGATTTTTCATACAGCCTCTGCAGTTCTCGGTGTTTTTACTTTGCCAGCTTTTAGAGCTTCAGCAAATTTACCCTTGAATATTTTATCCATCATTTCTTCAGATTTTTTACACTTCTTGACGATCAACCCTTCTTGATTGACGCGAACAAGACCCTTTACATAATTCTTCATATCGCCAATAATCGCTTCAAATACTTCGGCTTCATCATCCTTATATAGTACAATTTGATACATATATCCGAGTTCATGCTTATAAAAATCTCTGGACAAGTCATCATTTAATTTCATAATATTAAAGTCCCAAGCGATTTGATCTTCGTTGGTTTTTTCTTCATCGATACTAAATGAAATACCATCAACATCATCTTCTTTTATTTGAAGCTCTCTAATGTGGTTTAATTTACTGCCCATGAACGACTCCTTTTTGATTGATTTTATCGTAACCAAACTTGGCAATATAAAAACTATCTACAATGTCAGTCACTGGACTCCCAAGAGTCAAATTCTTATTCAATAACATACTATAATTTTCTCCAGTCTCATTACAAAATTGCTCATACATTTTGGCTTTATCAGCATTACCCTTACCTGTAGCGAATTTCTTCACTGTAGTCGGAGCAACTGTCTCAAATTTATATCCGACTTCCCAAAACTTATATTTCAGTAAGCCAGCATTTTCTGCGATATGGAAAACTTTACCTGTAGAACCAAATGAGTAATCTTCAATAAAGATATTTGGAACACCTTTATCAAGAGGAATCTTATTCAAGAAATATTCAGCGATGTTATCATATCGCTCTTGTTCTGAATAGTATTCTTTGTGGAGTGCTCCGATTGCGTTTTTGAATGTTCCAACTAACTTACTGCTAGAAGTCAAATAATAGAAAATACATTTATTGATATTAGGCTCTGCCATCACGCACATGGCAGGAGAAGTCAATGAATAATCTATTCCGATTACCATGACTCTTCGAGTTCTTCTTCATCTTCTTCATAATCATCATCCTGTTCAGGGATTTCATCCCCACAGAATGGGCAGTAATCAGGATCACCTTCAACATTACCAACTAAAAATTCTACTGCATATTGGGATTCACAATTAGGGCAAGATATTTGTACATATGGATCGTCAGTCATCATCATTCCTTTATAAACATATAATCCTCTATTGGAATGACGTCTCGATCAGAGCATTTCAAACGATCAATGGTTTCTCTATCCACTAAGTCTGGATGAACCCACCAATCTTCAAATGGAGCTGCTTCTGTAGGCGAAACGTTTCCAACAACTAATTCGTATCCTAACGATCTTAGATATTTTCTAGATTTATCACGATACGTTCCTGTCATGTCTATATAGTAATCGTGCTCATAGGTGATGACAGCGAACTTATAGTTGTCGAATGGAATCGCCAACAATGCCTCAAAAGTGACATTGGGTGGTTCTATATCTAATTGCAAATAATCCACAACACCATTAACAGCTAAATTCTTAAGAATAGAATTATAGTCTGCAGTTGTTGCGTCTTGTTTTAATACTTTGTTTCTTCTCTCCGCATTGTACTGGTTTACAAAATCTTCTCTAATCTCAAACCCAATACCAGTCCACCCAAGTTTTTCTAATAGAGCGGTATTGTTACCATAAAATGGTCTTGCGCTACCGACTTCAACATATGTTCCATTTGTTTTACCGTTCAGACACTGTAATACAAACATATCTTGAAATACTTGAGAATAATTATATTCTATTTCATCTGATTTGTCAAATTTGTTTCTTAATTTAGAATGTTGAGACTTAACATATGGTCTTTTAGAGACATCTTCTGGCCCAGAACCCAAATTCATAAGATTGTTTTGAACGATGGTTTTATGCATATCGCTCATGACATCTTTGTAATTACTTTTCAATTGTAAGAATAACTTTCTGGCTTCCATACCTTTTCCCCAATACCATGAGGAAACGGCTTTCTCAAAAATAAGTCCATATTGACCTGGATAATCTACAGGATAAGGTAAAGGCTCAGAGTCTTCAATTACACCAAGAGCAATCTGAGCATAAACATAAGAGTCGACATGCTCGCTTTTTATTTCATACATTCTGCTGAGCATAAAGTATGCTTCTGGTCTTTTAGGAAGTAAACAGATTGCGTGTTTTAATAAAATGCTAACTGTGTGACTTCTATACCCTTGTTTTTCAAAACAAGTGGCGCATCTTAATAAGCAAACATATTGCATTAAAACGTCTTCATATCTTTCAGCCGCTCGCATATAGAATGTGTAAGCTGATGCAGTCTGCCCAATAGAATCATATTCACAGGCTAATTTAAAATTCTTTTCTGGATCTTCAGGATTAGTTACATAATCCTTGATTAATGATGTTAGTTTATCCATTGATATAGTCCACAATAAATTTCATTGGCGCTTTTAGAACATAAGCAGCGTTATCTTGAACACCGAATGTGATTAATATATCACCATTATATTCTGTCATTCCTGCGCAGAATTCTATTTTAGAATCCATAAACGAAAACGGCTCACCGTATTTTACAATATTCCAATCTTTATCCCAAACAATGAAACAATGACGATAGATTGCATTCTTGTTTCCTTGTTCGCTCTTATACAAATAAGTTGTGTGTGTTAAGCAAACACGATATTCACCAACAGTAATAACATGTGAACCACCTCTATAGTCGTAAGGTCTTTGATATGCTGGACCAACATAAACCTGTTCGCATGTTCTATTTACTGGATCGACTTTAACAACTTCGGTGGGATTAGACCATTTAACAAAATGATATGGCATGTCAACGACAGGCATCCAGTTTTTCTCACAGTAACTGGTATCATCCCCTGGAGCAGGAATTCTAAATCTAGAAATCTCAACGCCATCCTCAGTTAGTTCAGAGAGTTCCATTCTGCCTTGACCATTTGTAGTTGTATCTCTACGAACACCACAAATGTACAGTTTACCATCCCAACGAATAGTTCTACCGTCTTCTAGTCCCTTGAAATCCCAAATTGGTGGAGTGTCCAGTTTAGAAGTGTTAACTTTATTAAACTTTTTAATCAGAAGATCATCACCAATCTCGCAAAGATAATTGGTTGTTGTTAGGCTAATATCATTCTCAGGGTTCATGTATGATAATGGACCCCACTGATGTTCAAACTTGCCTAATTCAGAGTGATAGATTGTGACTTGACAATGGCGAATGTTACAGAGTAACTTACCATTGTCGTTATAGATTGATGGATTGAAGATTCCTGTACCGTTGGTCAGTTCAGAGGGAATAATCAATGGCGCAATATCACCGCCAGCATCTAGCACTTGCTTAACGAAATTACTCACTATATTCCTCAGTAATAAATGACATCAATTTACTTTCAGTCATTGAACCAACATTGCGCTTGATTTCAAAACCTTCTTCGTTCACCAATACAAACATTGGAATGGTTCTGACGCCATACTTTGCGACTAAGTCTTGATTGTGTTCTTCATCAATATCGATGTTTTCAACAGGAACGGTAATCATGTCTCCCATTCTTTCCATCAACTTTGTCATTTGTTTACAAGGACCACACCAGTCTGCGTAGAATTTTAATAGTTTCATTATAAGCACCTTTCGTTAATTACGTTCCAGTCGATAATGTCCCAAATGTTCTTTAGATAGCTTTTCTTATCTGCTTGATAGTCTAATGCCCATGCATGCTCCCACCAGTCAATAAGAAGTACAATCTTCATATCATCATCGTATTCATGATTATGAATTGTATGAATGTTCATCTTATAATCGAGATAAACCCAACCGCTTCCTTGGATAGCCATTGCTTCTTTTTCGAAAGCATCTTTCAATCCATCTAAACTCCCATACTTGCGATTGACTTTCGCTTTAATAATTTTACCATATTGAGATGAATATGGTTTAGTGAATTGTTCAAAGAAGATATTATGAAGCATTGCGCCACCATAATTAAAATCAGGATCCCCTTCACCTTTATTATATCGCTCAAAGTATTTTGAAGCAAGTCCAATAAAATGATAGTTGATTGTAGCTTCGCTCATTATTGGGCTTAAATAACTCTTAGGGAAGTTTAAAGATTTCTGATAAATCTTCTCACGATTCTCGTTTAAAAATTGATTAAATTTCATTTCTTTGCCTTTAAGTTGACGTCATAATCGTACTTATCATCATCAGAAAGAACCCACTTGTCTTTGTCTTCAACAGTCCAATTATGTGTGTTTAAGAATCTTTGAATTACCATTTGTCCAGGTTTTGTCACAAACGATGGATCAAACACTTTAACTCTGTTATTCGGTTGAATCGCATAGTTACCATTATCAAGTTTAATCAAGTGTCCACATTTATGCTGACCTGGAACTTCACTGAAACTTAAGTCTGCTATGTTTTTATCTTCCGCTGCCCAGTCAAATGTCATTACATAAGTTCCGCTAACAGTTTCTTTGCTTCTGTTAACATATGACATCTTTTTGCCAATTAGCATATCAAACTGAGTCACAGAGGGATAGTATGAGAAACTATCCCACAATACTAACTGGTGCAGTTCGTCCATTGGTACATCAGGAACAGAACTAAAAGCATGTATCGGCATCTTCCACCAAATCCCACCATCTTCCATAAGGAAGTTGAATAGAGGAACTTTATGTGGAATAGATGTCATAGCAAAAATTACACAAGGAAAAAAAACATCTTTTCCCTCCTCAAACTCTTTTCTATTTTGTAGAAAATTAGATCTCACATAACATTCAATCGGAGGGATATTCACATTTAAATATGCCACAGTATTTTATCCTTTTGCCCAAACTTCTTCCCATGTGCCTGATAATGCACCTTTCGCATAGTCCGTTGCACGGTTCTCGAAGAAGTTTGTATGCGTTGGAGCATTGATCATTTCTTCAACCC